TGTATTTGCAGCATGTATTTTTTTAACAATAGCTCTAGAGTTATTAGGACAAGTATAAATGTCTGTAACAGCCGTAGTTGCTAATTTATAGTTTGCATTTTTATATACGTTTGCCATTTTTAATTATCTTGCGCCATATACCAAGAAAATCTTTCTTGAGTTTCTTTTAGTTGAGTTAAGTAAGTAGCATTAAGTTGTTCTACTACTAAAGAGATAGCTCTATTAATTTGTCTTTGGTTGTCTTCACTATATTCTTTTCTAGGTTCTGGTAATCTTACTACAATTTTTGTCATTATCCTCTCCTTCCATCAGGTTGTAAATCTACTTGAAATGTACCGAATCTCCACGATTCTCCAGCCGCTGTATTTTGTATTTTAATATTAGCATAACGTCCTCGTGCTCGTGTATCTATTTTAGTTGTAGTTGAATCTATGGTAAAAGGACTCAATGCACTTGCAACATCATTGTCTGCAGGAAAATCTTTTACAGATATAGTTACTTGATTATTACCTGTTAACACTTTGAAGTTTGGTAAAAATCTACGCATAGCTAAAAACACTTCACTTTGTTGAGGTTGTAATGAAAAACTAAATGATTGTATAAAAGATTCTAATGCGGTTGTACTTCCATCTGGATTAACTTGATCTGTTCCTGTTTCTTGTGCAAAATAAGTTGTATTACCTAATCCAGTTTGACCTACTACAACAGGAAAAGTTCCTGTACCTGTACTGTTATAAGCAGTAGCATAAGGTTGAGGATAAATTAATGTATCCATCCAAGTTGTTCTATTAAAGTTTGTATTAGTATTTGTAGTCCATGTGCCTAATGGAGGTTGTTTAGCTTCACCATAATTATAAGTCACAGATCGGTTGTTAAATTCAGATCCAGCTGTTGGATACCACCAAATTACTTCTGTAAATAAATTGTTTAATCCTGCACATACTTGTTGACCTTTAGTTGTATCAACATCATCAAACACATAATCTTCTACACTACAAGGTAGTGAGTTTACTGTACCATCAAATGCAAAAAAACCGTTGTTAGACATCCAATATGCAACCCCATCTATTTCTACAGCTGCATTCTTACCAATTAATCCACAGTTAGTACCTACTTGTTCAAAACCAAATGTAAAAGGTGCACCTACAAATTTCATTGTATATAATGCGTTGTTAGTCCATATTAAAATATTTTCTTTAGCAATTAATGCTCCAACAATTTTTGTTCCATCTTGTAATCTTTGTGAACCTGCGGAGTTAGTAGCAAGAGGAGTAAATTGATTTAATTGTTCTCCTGTAGAAAATCTAATAAACATATCATCTTGTGTTGTTGTATCTCCGATAGTTGTTTCGGTTCCAAGATGAATTAAGTGTCTTGTTGTAGGAGATACTAATGTTAATCGAGATGCAGTAGGATTACCCACAGCTTCACCATTATCTCCACCTAAAGTATTAGTAGTATCTAAAGTTCCTGTTGCCATCCAATATTCTGAATTTTGTATTGAACTTGATCCTGGAGATAAAGTAGTTCTAGATGCTCTTACACTTAATCTAGAAGATGCAGATGCATCCCATGCATAAGTTTTACCATTTGCAATAGTTGCAATTAATACATCACCCCAGTTTGTTAAAGACCAAAGGCCAGGTTCTAATTGTACTGTAGAAGCATTTACTGCAGAACCCCAACCATTAAAGTTAGTAGCATTGGTAACTGTTTCACCATCACTATGCGCTTGACCATTAGAAGTTCCAGTTGTAGCTGTCCCCAATGCACCTCTAGTTATACCGGTAAGTTCATTACCAGCTATGTTTGTATAAGTTATTAATTCATTTTCTACTGCTATTGTACCAGCTGTTGGAAATCCTGTTGTAGACGTTAATCTAATTTGTGTCGCGGAACCATTATTACCTGCTGTATCCGCGGCCAACGCTCCATCTAAATCGTTAGTTAAAACACCTGTGACTGTTCCACCCCATAATCCAGCACCATATCCATAACCATATGATTGTGCACTTGGACCAATACTAGCAAAAGGTTTAACTGTACAAGAACTTCCTGAAGTTAAATCTGAACCTCCTCCAGCTGTTTCAGCACTGGGAGATGTAATAGTAAATGTAGTTGATGAAGGCACTGTTATAACTTGACAAATTTTATCTTCAAAGTTTGATGCTGAAATACTAGAACCTGTTGGCATTGTGACTGCATCTAACTCAACCATGTCACCAGCAATTAATCCATGATCACTAGTCGTTGTAATTGTAATTGATGTTCCTCTAGTTGTGCTAGTAGTAAGCGTAGAACTAGTAAAGGTAGTTAAAGTTCCTGCATTGTTATCTACAAAAGGAGTAATATCAAAAAGTTGTCCTTCAAAATATATAAGTAAAAATTTATCTGTACCAATAGCCACATATCTATTTCCTTCTTTGTCTACAAAAGAATGTTGTGCTCTTGCTACACCTTGCATTGTATCGGTAAGTAAAGAAGACCACCCACCTATTTTTTCTGGTAGTCCATATCTAAATCTAGCTAAATCGGAATCAGTCCATCTTCCTTCTGCTCCAACACTAGTATCTTGTTTGTCTATTCCGGGAGCAAACTTTATTTCAGTGAGCATCTAGTTGCTCCTATGAATTCGTTGATTGTTTTTGCCAGCCTTTAGTTGCATTTGTGTAAACTAAAGTTACTGCTTGGTTATTAGTATTTAAAACAAGATCAGAAGCTGCACCTTGAATAGGAGAAGAATTTCTACCTACAGTACAATTGTTAGAAGCAAAACCTCCACTTAATGATGCATCCATAATAGTTACCGTATCACCTGCGTTTGGCGAAGCTGGTAAATTTACAGTAATTGCACCTCCACCACCATTAGATGTTTCACCTAATACCACATCACCACTAATTGCAGTGTAAGGTGTATTAGTTCCTGTTTGAACTTGTACAGTTCCTTTATTTAAAATCCCTGCAAGTTTCATAGAATTAGCACTAGTTCCATCTGTATAAAAAACACAAGTAGATCCAACAGGCATATATTTAATTCCTGTTCCCGATCCACCTACATTTTGTACACCAATAGTATAATTTGAATTTGATCTTGTTGTGCTATCTTTAACTATAAATATTCGTTCAGCACCTGTTGGCATAGTAATAACTCTATTAGCTGCTAAAGTACCAGTAACTTCTATCATTAAGTTTTTACCAGTTGCAGTAGAATCTCCTAAAGCTGAACCATTATCTAAGTTTAATGTTAAATCAGCTGCAGCTATACTTACAGTATAGTAACCACTAGCTGATAATTCTAAAATTTGTAAATTGTTGTTTGTAATTGTTCCCCATAGACCAGCTTTTTCACCGGTTGCTATAAGCTCTAATTGTAAATCTGATGAGTATGTTGA